TGTCTTTGCCATATGTCCTCCTAGGCTTTACTGATTCTTCTGCCCATGCCAACTCTTTTCTTTTCAGCCTTTTTAGCCTTAAGTCTAGATGGTGACATTTCTGATTTAGTTTTAGGAGTTTTAGATGATACACGCTTAGTAGGTCTGCAGTACTCATTCTTTTTACCTGCACCGCATGCTTTACCTGTACGAGTATCTACCCACTTTTCTTTTTCCCATCTTTTTAAGTCAGCACCTTTTGAACTTTTCTTTACATTGCCAGATTTTTTTCTACACTTAGCAATAGCTTGGCTAGCTCTAGCTGATGGAAATACATCATATCGTGCTTTTACTTGATGGTAGCATTTATCTTTAGGCATTACTTACCCTCCTTATATTTATTTGGCTGGTAATGAAAGTCTATGCTTCCTGTTTCTTCACCATGTATTTCAGTTCCAGAAGGTACTTGAAGATCTTTTGCTAGCTGACCTGTAATGCGATGTTTATCACCCGCCGGGTGTATATTGCCGCTATATGGTCAGACGTGATAACCTGGTGGAACTTTCTTCTTATGAGCCATTAATAACCCATTTTACCTTTCATTCCGCCCATAGCTTTTTTAGCAGGTTTCATTTTTGCATATTTACCTTTGTAATTCATGCAGTCTTGTCTTTCTTTTGCGTTTTTGATTTTGTTACATTTGCTTGGTCCTGGCATTTGCACTCCTTTTTCATTGTTTCTAACATGTTATACAGGTTGTGAAAATCTACCTGTAGTTGCTCTAAGTCCTGTCGCACTTCATCATGCAGCAAGTCAATTTTTTGATTTAAACTATAACCGTCTAAACTAGCCATACTATCTCTCCTCTTTTATTTCTTCAATAACAGCATTACAGTTAGCAATACTATCTTCTAGTGTATATAGACGATAAGTAAGATCTTCTACCTGAGCAGATAAGCTTCTTACTACATCTCCTATATATACATCATCTAATAACATAATAACTCCTTTACTTAACCATTCCTTTAGGAAGTCTTCAAGCAAACGCTTGTTTGCGTTAAGAAGACTTATGATTCCCCTAAAATATATACATCCTTTAAGAGCTCTATAGTATCCTCATCCCAGTAATCACTTAAATCAATCTCTCCATAAAAGAAAGAGGGATCGCTAGTAATAATCTCTTCCTGCAAGTACTCTACTGTGTCATCATCTTCATCGTACTTTATAGTTAAGATATATTTCTTCACTTTAACCTCCTCTTTTGACACACAAGTTTACTAGGTTTTTAATAAATATGCAATACTTTTTTAACCCTTGTAAGTGCCTTATTTTATTGACTTTTTGCATATACCGACTGATTGGTCGGAATCTCGATTGCTTATCCAAAAATGTTTGTGGTCTGTTGCGCAATATGGAGGGCATGTATATCCAGGCATTGTATCTAAATATCTCAGGACCGTAATTAGACTTACAGCTGCTAAAATTATAATTAAATCCTCCCATGTCATAAAGGCCCCCTTTTTATACAGAGAATCTAAACACTTTTCGTTAACTTTCAAAGAGGTTTCAAAAATTGTAGAATTTCTGCGTGTGGTGTTATATACAGATGGGTACCCCCTATCGGAGGGTTTTCACTATCGTGATTACGTTATTTTTGATTTTAGATTAGATTTGATTTAGTTTTTTGAAGTTAGTTCTTGAAATATATAGCAAAGGAGAAGACTATGGATGATCAAGTCAAAGCAGCAATAGATAATGCTAATGCAGTTAGTCTTGAGGTAGAGTCTGAGGTATCTAATATCATTGAAGCAGCTAAGATTGCTTGTTATAAAGCTAAGTCTATTGGTGAGATGAGACGCATTAAAAGATTAGCTAATGAGAAGATACGATTTATTACTCAGATGTGCCGTAAAGAAGATTACGCTTAACATTCTATATCACTTCGAGGGGAGCGAAGAGAAAAAACTCCCCTTTGAACCGGTTATATTCATTCAACACTGGTGCACATGTGTGTAGTTATATAGATACACTTACATTAAACAACTATCATATAAAGGAATACTTATGATAACAACTAAAGACGGTTCAGTAAAGATCTATAAGGTAGTAACTATAGATTCTATTACTCATCGTATTGACAATCAAGCGTACTATTTTAGTAATGCAGTAGCAGAGCTTTATGCTAAAGAATTGCAAGAAAGAATAGACGAAACAGCAGCTGGTGGCGTAGTGACAGTTGAGATTCAAACTGACTATGTACACAATGAACCAATAACTTTATAAATATAAGGAGAGACACTTATGAAATGCAATAAAGGACACAACCTACATTTATATTTAGGGCAGGACGGTCTGGTGGAAGATACCACCGACCATGTATCAATTAATAGAAAACTAGATCAAGAGTATGAGAGATCATTGTATCTTTCTATATTCAAGGACTCACCTGATGTTATATTAGCTTATAACTATGAAGTCCCAGACATGGCTCAATATTATCGTGATATTGTAGACGGGAAGGTGATTCATGATTAGAATATTTGCAACAGTATACATGATATGTATTACGTTTCAATGTTACATGCATACATTGATGACAGGTTACTATCCAACTACTGTATTTTGGTGGCTATTAAACTTTGGTATATTTTGCCTAGCGTTTGATGGTTACAAGATTAAGAAATAAACTTGGTTAGACTCCCACAACAATGTAATGATTGGCATAGTCGATATTTATGCTGTGATGTTCTAACCTGACTGATAGTTCCTGATACTTTAATCAGGCCGCATTGCGAGGTAGAACAGATGAAAGGGACGATCCTGAGTAGTCTGTTCGCAGTCATAAAGTATAGCGGGTACAAGCTTTGGTAGGCTAGACGGTTTCATAAGCCGTAGTATTGTGAGTTCGATTCTCACACCCGCAACAAACAAGATGGTCTTGGCTCATACCCTAGATAAAATGTACAAAAAGAAGTGTCAGACCTGGCTCATACCCAAAGTTGACATCGCCATCTACGTAATTAAAAGTATAGCGTAGCAAAAGGTTACCTTTTATACCTGCGGTTGACGTTATCGTAGCACATTATACATTTGAACCAATAGCTTAGAGGTGAAAGATGTGATGTGCTTATTATTATTCCCAGTGGAGTTCAACATAAGATAAAGAGAACCTGATAGATGCGCTCACAAAATGCCTTGCGATCACATTGTAGCGTTAGTGATGGGGCTTGTGCTATGCAGGCAGTTGCACACTGGGATACTATTAAAGGGGATATTGACAGGCGAGTACTAGCATTTAAGGATTTTGTGATTAATCGGTTCGAATCCGTGCATGGGTCAAAGGCCTTGGGCAAAAAACACAAACAACTTAAATACTAACGAGGGTCAAGCCCCTTTTAAATTTATAAGGAGATATATGAAATACGTAAAACGTAAAGCTATGACAATACGAGAGTCAGGCCGTAGTAGTGACTATATTAGTCCATCTTTTGGCTTTGGCTGTATGTATAAATGTAATTATTGCTATATGCGTAGACATGTACCTAATGGTCTAACCGTAGCAAATAATCCTGGCAATATACTAGATGCAATTTATGATCATGCATTTATGTTGGGACCTAAAGAGCCTAACCAGACACATAATAAGTTCTGGACGTACGATATTAGCTGTAACGAGGACTTTGTACTACATGCTAAATATCACAACTGGAAGTTAATATTTGACTTCTTTAAAATGTGTGGATTACCTGTATTTGCTACTATGGCAACTAAATATGTAAATGCTAGTTTACTAGACTATAATCCTATAGACGACGAAGGCAACAAGCGTATACGTATTAGATTCAGTATTATGCCACAACATTTATCTGATCAGTTAGAGCCCAATACATCACTTATAGAAGATAGAATTAATGCTGTTAATGCATTTTATGAGGCAGGTTATGATGTACATATTAATTATAGCCCTATTATACACTATGAGGGATGGCTTGATGACTATAAAGATTTATTTAATATGGTTAATGATACTATTGATGATAATATAAAGCATACTGTACTAGCTGAGTGTATATTTCTGACTCACAATCATAAGATGCATCGGTATAATGTAGAAAATAATACTAAAGGCGAAGAGTACTTATGGCAACCAGGCAAACAAGAGACTAAAATGTCACAATATGGTAATGAAAACATCAGATATAATAGATTTTATAAGAATAAATACATTAATCAATTTAAAGAATTACATAACAGTGTAATACCTTGGAACAAAATAAGATATATATTCTAGCTGCCTTATGAGTCTCACGTCAGTATGAAATAGAACTACCGAGCTTAGGTAGCTAAAATATAGAAGGGATAATATGTTTAAACCATTAAAAGACTATATAGAAATGGCATTACTAATAGTATTTGCTATATTTGTATGGTATGGAATCATATATTTATTATTTAAACTAATATCAACAGGAACATAAAAAGGAGGCATTATGCCAAAAGGAAAACCAGTAACTAAAAGAACCAGCAAAACAGTAACTAAAACAAGAGTTAATAGTGGTGACTTTAAAGATATAGCAGAAATGAGTACAGGTATACGTACAGTGCTAAAATCTATGATTAGTCAAGATGGCCGTTATTCAACTCGTGAAGGTGGAACTATTGCTGCTTTATACGGACAAGAATTAAAACGTATGAAGTTACAGCTAGATGTACATAAAGCTGGATCAACAAGCACTATTGACAACGTATTGCGTTTAAAATAGTAAGTTACAAATTAAAGGGGTAGGAAACTGCCCCTTTAAATAAGGAGACACCATGAAAGATTGTAGTATGTGTGGTAACTATTTACCATTTACAGATTTTTATGTAAAGAAAGACTCTAGAACAGGATATCAATCATCTTGTAAAGAGTGTCATAAAGAGGGAAAAAGAGTTTGGAGAGCTAATAATCGTAAAAAATGCAGAGATTATGACAGAAAGAGAAAATATAGCCCTGAAGCCAGAGCTCACCGCTTAAAGATTGGAAGAGAAAGAAATAAATTCTATAGGGATAATTTATCAGATTGCTATGTGGCTAATTTAATTGCAATGGGTAGTGACTTAAAAGCATCTGAAATACCAAAAGAATTAATAGAATTAACAAGGTTAAATTTACAACTTAAACGACAGCTAGGCTTGACTAGCGGGTCATACAAAAGGAGAAAAGATGAGTGTAAGGACTAATTTAAGTGATATGATTGCTTTTTATAAAATGCAAATACAGAAGTTTAATAAGATAGGGATAGGTAACAAAACTGAATGGAATACTGTTGTAACTGATAATCTAATAAATATAACAAAAAAGCGTTTAATGGAGTTGCAATCCAGATCATGGAACTTAAAAGGGAGGAACAATGGAGTTATCTGATTTTCATTATGTAGTGTTTATGTCGGTTAAAGATAAGGACGGCAAGGTAAATGATGTACCTTTATATCCATGTCTTTATGAGAATGACGCACAAAACTATATCACTGGATACGTACATGCAATAATAAATCATACCGGTGAAGCCGATGAGGCAGAAGTAAGAGGTCAGTTTTCAATTCGAGATGTAGCTGGTCTAGATATTAACAAAAAAGATAAAACAAATAAGGAGACTAAAGATGTCAACTAAAACAATCAAAGTACTATCAGGTGGTGGTTTCGTAACACAAGAAACTAGATCTGAAACAATGTGTGAGTTACGTGAGGAGATGGGTATATCAGCAAATGCATCAGCTGCAGTTGGTGGTACTAATGTAAGTAACTCATATCAGCTCCAAGAAGGTGATATCGTTGCCTTTGTAAATAACGATAAAACTGGTGGCGCACAAATTTAGGTGTCTCCAAGATCTTTGGGTAGGAGATATAAAATAAGCTACCCAAAAATTAACCATAGTTTCTAAGATTTAGTCAAGCCATTTAGTGGCATTGTAGCCTGGTCTTAGACTTGAACATAACAGGTGAGATGTGTACCGCATGCGATGCTACGAGACATACTGTATAATTTGTTACTATGGTAAACTTACCGCACTCTGGCATAAAACTGAGATACCAATCTTAAGTAACCCTTCTTAAGCTCGGTTCCAGGGTGCGATCCTATTATCCACAAGAGAGCCATAGGCACCCAGTACAAAATCAAGTGTAAGAGTTTGCGTACTGACCACGTCAATTATTACAAGGCTACAAGTTGCTTGTGTCTGGCATCGACCCCCAGGCTGGTTAAAAACTGTAAAGTCCTATGGCTAGTGGATATATTAACAAAAAATAAAGGAGATACAATGGGTTTTGATGTAATAGGAAGAAAAGCAAAATCAGAAAAAGGTAAGTATTTTAGAAACAATGTATGGTATTGGCGACCATTATGGACATATGTATGCAGTGAATGCGATGATATACTTACAATAAAAGAAGCTGAAGGCGGTACTTATAATGATGGTATAAAAATAAGTAAAACAAAAGCTGAGAAAATAGCTAAAAGACTTAAGAAAAGAATAGAAGATGGCTCTGTAGATCTTCACAAAGCAGGATATGATGGAACTGTAGAGCAAATTGAAGACAAATGGGCTGGTAAATACCCTTTTGTAACACAAAACGTAATTGAATTTGCTGAGTTCTGTGAAGATTCTGGCGGATTTGAAATCTGGTAAAGGAGATATATGTATTACAATACAAATAATGAAACAGGCAATGAGTTAAAGAAATCTAAAAAGAAAACAATAAATCAAGATCAATTTATATTAGGAATATTTAATACCTGGAGAATAAATGATGGTATAACTCCTTCAGAAATAGAACATATATTAGTTGATGGTTACGATATAAATTGGCCACTTACAAGCATAAGAAGATCTATATCTACTTTAACTGATGCTGGTAAGTTAACTAAAACCAATAAGTTACGGAAAGGTAAATATGGAAAGAATGAGCACGTCTGGAAGTTTAAATCACAAACACGTCAAGATATTAATGACACACATACTCCTGAAGAAAGGGATAACAGATTTTAAATGGGGTATTTGTATGGGCTCTGAAGAATTATACTTTAGAGTAGGCTATTATGATAAATTCTTTTTAGAAGATGGATTAGAAAATGTATTTACAGAACATGAATTAGAAGATAGTTGTTGCGGTAAGCTATATTCATATTATCTAAAGGGGGAATAATGGCTAAAAGAGGAACGTTTGATGACTCACTAAAGAGTTGTCAAAAATGCCGTATCGTATGGCAAATTAAAGGCGCAATGCAAAAGTCTTATTATAATGATGGACATGATTATTATAAAGATTTCCCGCATTACGGACTAGAAAAAGCTACTTGCCCTAGATGCAAGAGAGAGGAGATACAAGATGGCGTCAACACTTGATGCAAGAAGAAGGTTTATAGATCAAATGAGCGATATGAGCGATATCATAGAGCGTGTTGCTTTAGGACCACAAGAGGATGTTCTAGCTAAATTTGATGACTTAAACAATAGGTTTGGAACTGACTTTAGATGCACACCAACATTTAGATGGCAGCCTGGATTTTATAAGAAACTAAAAGAAGTATCTGGTAGATTGTCTAATATTACTGTTCAAAAGAATAAAGTTTCTACTTATGCTAATAAAATACAACAAGGCAGATGGTATCTAGATACATTCTTAAGTAAAATACAAGAACTAGACAATAAACTATATTATCTAAGAAATAGTGGTATTTGCTTTCAGGATAATACTGAAGACGTTAATAGAGTTCTTGCAGAATATAAGAATACTATATCTAGCACTATGGATTCTGCTATGGAAATGTATCCACATATAAATGTTTCTGTATATCATGGCTTACACTCTAATCAGTATGGCAATAGACAGAATAGAGATAAGCATGCTGTAATATTTCATATTTATATGGAAGGTATTAGCACTAATATTAATGTAGGTAGTGAATCTGTTGAAGTACCTATGGGTAATATAGATCTTATTATATCTGTTGATTTAGTTAAAGCTATAATGAATAGAATAAAAAATACTAGGATATATTCTAGTGGTGCAGATCAGAATGGCCATAGTAGTCCATGGAATGGTGCTATATTTGAACCTAATGAAAGACATATATTGTTTCCATATATATCTAGCCATAGAATGAGATGGAATCAGCACTTGAATGTTGAATTTCAATCAGGTCAAAATACTAGCTCTAACTTTTACAATGTTTGTTTTGGTGATCACAACAGAGACATTATAGAATCAGCTTGGTCTGGTGATATGTTAGCATTATTTACATATCTTAATGCATGGACTAAGAACTTTAATGTAGGTCGTACTGGACCACTAAATGCATTTACAAAGATGTTTCATGGTATATGGCCTGAAATGGATAATTCAGAGGCATGGCATGCTACAGGTTCTTTGGAGCCAGGTAGAAGACTTGAGAACTGTGAATATGTACAAATAGTAGATAGTGAACAACCAGAGAATCCATATTGTGATAGATACCAATGTACACTTAGAAGTCAATGTGTAGTATATCAAGCAGCATACAATGAACAAGAGGAACCTAATGATAATGCTGATATGGAACAAGCGTTAAGAATAAATGAAGAGGGTGAGGTTGTAAACCAAACTCAATTAACAGAAGCCCAGTTACTAGAAATGTATCGTGGGATTAATACAGTAGACATAAGGAGATAAGAATGAATCAAGAGTTTTATATAAGTCAAAGAGACTGGGATAAAATACAACAGTATTCACAGCAAGCTTATAATAGTCATAAAGCAGAAATAGGCGGTATGCTAGTAGCTATAGAAGATAAGGATGGTGACTGGCAACTAAAAGATCCAGTGATACTTAAGCAAGAAATTAGTGCTAGTAATTGTGTATTAGATAAAGACGATTTAGCACTATATTATACAAAAGTGGGAACTAAACTCAAGAAAAAGAACTTTCGCTTTGTATGGTGGCATAGTCATCATAATATGGATGCTTTCTGGTCAGGCACAGACCTAACTGCTATTAAAGAGTATTCTGATGGTGATTTTAGCTTTGCATTAGTGGTAAATCTAAAAGAAGAATACAAGCTTAGAGTATCTGTCTGGAAACCTATAGAAGTACATGAAGATGTAGAACTTACTATTATAGGTACAGACAAGAAAATACCACAAAAGATACAAAACGAAGTTGAAGAAAAATGTAGTACTATAACATATGCTACTCCATGGAAAGGTAAGGGCGATTATACTGTGGGAAAGTCAAATCAGATGACTCTAGTGGATATGGATACTACCAGAGTTGGTGGTCAAAAGTTTAACCCTGAGTTATCTGGTGATTCAAAGGACTATGTATATGCATATAATATGGTAGATGAGATGAATAAAAGATACTGTGATGGTAGGTTAACATATGGAGGCTGGATTATCATGGCTAAGGATGTTAACAAACTTCTTAAAGATACATATGAAAGCATATATAGAGTAGAGTTAGTAACAGAAAAAGTGTTAGATGATCAAGTAATGCTATCAACCCCTCATGAATACATAAGTGCTGACCCAACGTTAGATCCTGTATTTGAAAAAGAGTATGAGGATTGGCTAGATTATAAATCATATAACAAATCATATGGAGTAGACTAATGATAAACACAAGATCATCAGAGTTAGTAAACAACTTAGAAGATTTTACTTTTCATATCTTGGGCTGTGGGGCTATTGGTAGTTCCGCAGCTCTACAAATAGCACGTATGGGTGCAGATAAGTTTTGTTTGTACGATATGGATAAAGTAGAAGAAGTAAATATAGGTGTATCACAATATACCTATGACGATATAGATAAGCCTAAAGTAACTGCACTAGCAAATCATTTAAGGGCTCTTGGAGTATTTACTATTAACGAAGTTAATGGTAGGTTTTCAGAGTTTAAGCCTGAGGGGAGTAATGATATTGCTATACTTGGCTTTGACTCTATGTCGTCAAGACTAGAAGCAGTAGAAGCATTGTTTAGCATACCAGGAGTAAAACCACTATACATTATAGATGGTCGTATGGGTGCAGAACATTATCAGCAATATGTCTTTGATAAGCCTACTGTTAAGAAGTACAAAAACACATGGTATTCAGATGAATCAGGTAGCCCAGAGCCATGCAATGCAAAGGCAACTAGCTACTGTTCTAATTTATCAGGTAGCATGATAGCAAACACTGTTAGAAAGCTTGTTATGAAACAGCCATTCAATAGGTCATTTTCATTCAATTTTCCAACAATGTTATTGGATAAGTCGAGCATGGTGTCGTAAATTACACCTTATCTCGAAAGCAAATCCTTGTTTGTAAGAAGGGCTGGTTAATTCTGGCCCTTTTTTAACCTCATAAATAGGAGACTAAATGTCTGAAAATGAAAAAGGAACCACTACAGTGGAAGATTACATAACACCAGATAGCCTAGAGTTTGATTACATTGAAGATACAATGTCAGAAACTGTAGGTAAGATAGCAGGTGCTTTAGCTAAGGCTCAATCTCAAATGGTTATGGTTGAAGCTAAAAGTACAAATCCATTCTTTAATAGTAAGTATGCATCATTAGCTTCTGTGCTAGAAACTGCATTACCTGCATTAAACAAGAATGAGATTGCATTAGTACAAGGTAATGAATGGGATTCATCTGATAATGGATTCTATATTACAAGCATGTTAATTCATTCATCAGGTGAGTGGATTAAGAGTAAAATAAGAATGCCAATAAGCAAAAAAGATGCTCATGGCGTTGGTGCTGCTACTACATATGGCCGTAGATACTTACTGTCATCTATGGTAGGTGTAGCACAAGCAGACGATGATGGTAACGGTGCAATAGGCACACAAAGATAAAGGAGAGAATAATGGCTAGAACATTTACACTACCTAAGAAAGGTACTGGACAATGGAATGAAGGATGGCATACTGTATCTATTAGTAAAGCAGAGTATGGTGAGTTAGACAATGGATCTAAGTACATAGATGTATGGTTTAATAACTATCCTGACAACTTTAATATGCGAATTTATGCTAAGCAAGGTAAAGATGGAGAAGAGTTTGCAATTGCTAACTTATTTAGATTTGCTAATGCTGGTATTACAGATGCATTACAAAGTGCTACTGGTGAGACTGTAGTTAAGTTAAATGATGATGCTGCTGAGTTAACAGGTAAAACGATAAATGTTTACTTTTATAAGAATGGTAAATATACTAGAATATTACCTCAAATAGCTCCAGTTGAGTTTAAGAATATAGTAGACGAGTTTCACGGTAAAGATGTAGATTATTATAAGTCTAAAGCAGAATCATTCTTTAGCAAATGGGTAGAACCAAAGCTTAAAGATGAGCCTTATGAAGAAAACACTGTAGGTGTTACTTCTGATGTGACAAGTGATATTCCACTGTAGTTTAAAATAAATGATATAATAGCCTGCTTAATTGTGGGCTATTATATTTAATACGGGAGATATAATGATTAAAGAATTTGCATTCGGATTATCACAAAGGCATTACTTTCAAGATGCAGGTAATGTATGTGATTGGATGAATATTGATAAAGATACTTATATGTCTTTATATGATTTTGACGACTCTATTACTGAATATTTTGGTAAAAACAATAGTCTATCAGGATTTGATGGATTGGTCTATATACCTGATGAGTTCATACTAGATGTTGATGGTAAAGAAAATGATAACTTAAAAGAAGCAAGTCAAAAAGCTATTGGATTAACAATATTGCTAGAAGATTTAGGTATACCTTTTAGAATTTACTTTAGTGGCAATAAAGGATTTCATTTTGGTATACCAGGTACATCATTTAGATGGAAACCTGACAAAAATTTACACCTAAAAGTAAAAGATGCACTAACAAATGCAGGTATATTTGACTATGCAGATCCTTCTGTTACAGATAAAACTAGATTAATAAGAGTAAATAATACAAAGAATCTTAAACAAGGATTATGGAAATGTGTAATACCTAATAGTATATTGCATGAAGAAAATGTACTAGAAGCAATACAAAAAATAGCATTTAAGCCAGGAGATGTTTCAGATTTTGACTTAGAATGTGATCCAGTATTTGATGTACTAGAAAGGAATAATAATGAAGAAGAAGCTAAACCTCCACAATTTATCAGTCAAGGGAGGAATCCTGATCCAGTTAATTACCCTTGCATATCTAGTATGCTTAGTAGCCACGCAGTGGGTGAACGTCACGCAACTGCTTTACGTCTCTCTGCTTGGTTTCGCTGGCTCTACCCTGAGTCAGTTGTACGTACTATCATGGAGCAATGGAGACAACAAGTAGATAATCCATCTAGTCCTTTCGAAGCAAAAGAAATGGAAAGCATTATAAAAAGTGCTTATGAATCACATGGTGGACAAGGTAATAGATATGGTTGTAATGATAGCATAATGGATAAACATTGCTCTCAAACATGTAAACTGTATAAATCAAAGAAAAGTCAATCAGTTATGGATGCGCAAACTATGGAGCAAGACTTGATAAACTTTTTGCGTAGTGATGTTAACCCTATAAACTTAGGAGATATATATCAAGGAGAAGACTTTCCTATATATCCAGGTGAGGTTGTTGTGATACAAGCACCACCTAAATCTATGAAGACTATGTTCTTGCAGAATGTTATGAACGGACTTAAAAGACCGACATACTTTATAGAGATGGAAATGTCACCAAGGCAAATATGGTCTAGATTTGTACAGATAGAAATGGGGTGGTCAGAAGAAGAATTACGTACACATTATCAACAAATGCAAAATGGTATGGATAAACGATTTAAATGGTTAACTGTTGACTATTCATGTCCGTATGCTAATGAACTAGAAAAACGTATATCTATGCTACCTGTTAAGCCAGAAATAGTTGTTGTCGATCATATGGGCTTGTTTAAATCTAAGCAAAGAGACCCTAATATGAAGACAGAAGAAGCATCACAGGCAATGATGGAATTGGCCGTTAGGCACAATGTAATTGTCTTTGCTGTTAGTGAGATAACTAAGTCTGCATTTCATGAAGGCAGTATGAATATAGCATCAGCTAAAGGTTCATTTAGAACTGCATACAATACTAATAAATTGCTATCTGTAATACCTTCTAAGAGTCTTAAGACCGGTCTTATAGAACAGCTAAGAGTTAGATGTGAAGCCAATCGTGAACGTGAGCATTTAGATGTTACGTTAAAGGTAAACAATAGTAGTATAGTTAAGGAGAGATATTCGTGAAAAAGAAAAAGTTTGACGAGCTTTTTAAAGATATAATAGAAGAAGTCAAGTCTACTCGTGACGATGGTCAAAAAGAATATGCACATACAGAAGATGATGTATTTGCTAACTTTGAAAGAGTAGCTTCAAGCTTAGATATATCTAAAGAAAAAGCTTTAATGGTGTATTTAATGAAACATATAGATGGCATTAATGCATATATAAAAGGTCATAAATCACAAAGAGAAGATGTTACAGGGAGGATAAAAGATGCAATTGTGTATCTTTGTCTTCTCTGGGGAATGGTTGATGACGATAAAGTGCAGCCTCATATGACTTCATTTAATCCTAAAACAGGTGAAGTTAAATATGTTGAACAATCTACGGGGGATGAAGTAGTATGAGTATAAACGAAAGAATAACACAGCATAGAGATGCTATGGATAGTATCTTTGAAAGATTAAGACTGCTTGAAGAAAAATCCCATCCTCCAGTTGATTGGGAAGAACAAATAAACGATTTTAAAGATGAAGTTCAAAAACGTATACTTGACTTTGACTTTAGATTAAATGAATTGGAGTTGCAACTTGAAGAGATCCAACAGCGTAAGAAACCCAGAAAGAAAAAGAGTTAACTTTACGTGCGATGATTGTGGTGGTGTATGGAAAAAGCCTGTGCCTTATTTTATACGCCATCATAATTTAGCAATAGAGGCTATAGTAGAGCCATACGAGTACGAAATATGTAAGAAGTGTGCAGTAAGAGAGTTTGGTTCTAAAAATAAAAAGAGAAAGGAGTTTTTTAATGAAGTCTAGAGAAGAAATAATAAGCACATTAGAATCAGAGGTTGCAATATGTAATGATAAAAGTTATCCTATGGATGAAATGCAATGGGCAAATAATCAAGGATGGATAGAAGCATTAGAATATGTATTGGATGAAGAAAAAAAAGAGCCTAAAGATATAACAAGGATATTAGAAGGAGCAAACAATGACACAATTACAAGGGCGATTAAAAGGCTTTCCGAAGAATGTGGTTTTGGACGAAAAGACCATGCTTTCGATCGCGAGGATGATAGCATATGTGACGGCCTTCTCTACGGGCCAAACGAATGTACCACCTGAGATGAGTAAACAAGCCATAGAATTAGATGCCAGGTTGGTAGATGAATGGTTAATAAAGGGAGAAAATTATGTCTGCAAAAAGTGCGAAAGCAAAAGGTAGAAGACTTCAAAACTTAACAAGAGATAAATTAAGAGAAGCGTTTCCTTCACTAGAAGAAGACGATATTAAATCACAAACTATGGGCATGCCTGGGGAAGATATAGTTCTATCTCCAGCTGCTCGTAAGTCAATAGAATACAGCTTTGAATGCAAGAATAAAGAGAGATTAGACCTGTGGAAATCTTTAGAACAAGCCGAAGAAAATAGTGCCGATAGAGAGCCTGTTTTGGTAATAAAACGTAATCGCAGTAAGGTCTATGCTGTAATTGAATTTGATAAATTTATTGATTTAATAAAGGAATAAAATGGAAGTTAATTATATTCTAGGGAATGACTTCGTAGGAATCAGATCTGTTAAAAGTGAAGAGTCAGATACTATTACTTACAGCATAACATTGTTAATACTAAGGCTAGAAATATCTTCAGGCCTTTCTCGTTTCTATAATGAGCTAACTTTTTCAGTATTACCTATGTTTAGCGTAAGTATTACCCTCCCCGGATAGAACGAAGATCACGGGCAAGTTTAAGTAAGTCCTCATTCTTGCCCTTTTTCTTTCTTTTCTTTCTTTTTAGGCCTATTTTTTCTCGTTGCTTTTTAGTCCAAGACCTAGGATACACACCAAATTCATGCATTAACAATGTAGATACACCTCCTCCATTTACTACTACATCTGGTATTATTCTATGTGTCCATTTAAAAAGCTCTGTAGGCATTAGTCTTTTCATAACAGCTTCCATTTTATCATCACCTTTTAATTTATAGTAGTCTTGATAACCTAATATCATTTTAGCCCACTCTTCATCTGGAAGACTATATATGCCACTTACATTTGCAGCAAACATAATGTCTTGAACAAAAGGACCAGTTATTTCTTGTATAAGACCTCTATTAAATTCTTTTTGCTTTTTGTCTAAGTCTTCATCAAAGTATTCTGATAATGCTACAACTCTATTTAAAGTATCGTTTTCTAATAAAAACTTTAAGTCACTGTTAAAAGCTAATGATAAAGCATGAACCAAAGTACTTACGCCTGCAAATGCTAAAACATTTTTAGAGTCTTGATTGTAAAGTTTTTCTATCATTGTATCGCCAGCAGCCATCATTTGTTTTGACCGCTTTAATGCTCTAAATTGTGATGTAGCAAACTCCATAGGGTAATGTAAAAACTGTCCAAATACAGATCCTAATGATGTTGTTGCTCCTAACGCTTTACCTTCACTTCCATCTTTATCAAAAGCTGTACCTTTTCCTGTAGCTATACCACTTATAATAGGAGCTTTATGATGTATTGAATATTCAAATGCCCAGTTTTCTATCATCTTTAGACCAGCCATAGTAGCCATTTTTCTAGCTTTTTGTTCTTGTTTAGCCATAGTCTTATCATTAATAATACCATCAGCATTTGGTCTTCTCATAAAGTTTTGATTGCTAATCATGCTATCATATGTTAATGCAAATGCATGTGTAAACATATGTTTTCTTAATGCATTCTCACCCCATCTATGGAATGTCAATACTTTATTAAGGCTGGCTTGCATTGCTTTATCCATTACTGTCCAATAACCAGGTTCTTTTTGAACCTCAACAACAGTAGATCCATCCTCTAATACTTTTAACCTTAGGTCGCTAGTTCTTACTCCTCCTGTAGGCAATAACCCCTCACCAATTGCCGCTCCACCCTCTTCTTTAAACTCAAATCCTTGCTCTTGTATAACTTCATTAATTACATCTTTTAAGTTTGTACTATCTAACAATCTTTTAGCTTTAGCTCTACCATTTTGAACTAAACTAGCGTAATAATATCCACCACCTAAAAAGTTTCTTGTTGCTCCAGCTATACCAAATGCCATAGACTTAAATGTTTCTATGCCTGTTATCATTCTTGTAAACTTATTGATCTGTGCGTCAGATTGATTTGCACCCATAGTAGTTCTTTCATACTGCATTTGCAAGTATTTACGCATCTGCCTTATAAACTGTGTATTATTTTCTTTACCTAAGTTTTTTAGTGCATTCATATAGTCTACTTTAACTTTTGCATCTCTGTTAAATACAACTACATCATTAGCATATTGCTCTAATACATATATAGGGTCTCTAGAAAAAAATCTTTTTATAGTTTCTACTCTAGACCTAGCTTCTCTAGGTAAAGATAAATCTATATTTAACGCTCCATCTGGTCCACCAATTTGCTCTAATGCTTGATAGGCTGTTTCATCTACTGAGTTACTTAATTTGCCCATTTGATTTTTAATTCTTACAACCTGATCTAATCCTATATGAGGCATATAGCCGCCTTGTTCTATACCTTCTATAATCCTTGCTTTTGCAGCATCAACTTCTTTTAAAAAATTATATAATCTTGGGTTTTGACTTCTTGATGCGGATATATGTGATTCAGAATCCTGATTAGTAAATCTAAGTAATGCTGCTCTTTTTACACTATCTAAGCCATCTGTTAATACTTTACCTAATCCTGTAATTTTGCCGTTTCTATCTACTCTACCTAAAAGCTCTCTAGTATTTCTTACTGCATTTAAAATATGTCCTGAATACTTTTTTAATGTTTCTGGTTTATTTAGCTCTGAGTATGGCAGTTCTAATGCTTCTGTATAATCCTTTATAACCTTACCATCATTAGAGTTAATGAGTTCTTCTATTTGCTTGTAATAATCATTTTTAATCTGCTGATCAGTAGTTTCTGCATACTTTGCTTCTAAGTCTCTTAGGCTTTTAATAACAGGATTTGTTAGCATACCTACATTTACGCCTGATGCTATAAATGCATGCTTTAATTCTTCAGATACTAATTTTTTTTGTTTTGCAAAAAACTCTCTAGACGTTCTTTCATAGTTCATAGCAGAGTTTAATTGATCTAAAAACTTTCTTGACGATGGTAGTCTATTATGTATAGCATCTGGAACAAGTGTTATCATTTCAACATCTGATATAGTACCAGATTTAATTCTACTGCTTAAATCTTTTAGCTCACGAACAATTACTTTAGTTTCTTGCTTAGTTAAGTGTATGTCTTCATCATAAAGTTTTCCAAATCTTTCAAATACTAAAGCTTCCATTTGTACTTTAGCAATTTGATTGCCTTCAACAAACTTTCCAAACTGATCTGTTAGTATCTTATTTGTATTCCAAGAATCTTCAATCGTTTTTTGATTGTCTAGATGTTCACTTTTAGAAACTGCACAATTAGTCATTAACTCTCCTTATGGACACCAATAAACTTCTTTGTTTTTATTAGCGGTACTTGTTATTGGTTCGTATTTCTGCATTTTAGAAGACATATTCATACCTTCGCCACTATATAAATTTACATAAGAACCTCTTCTAGTCCTAACTATACCTTGTGATCTGATTAGATCGGCTATAGGACCACGAACAAGGTTAAATTTATCAGATAAAAGATTACTTACAAAGCTAGATCTTTCACCATATTTATAAAATTGATTATCCCAATCATTACTATGAAGCATGTCAGCTCTGTTTAGTAAGTCAGCATCTTTAGGACTAACACCTTCATGCAAACTAGCATAATAATCAGAATGCATTTGTATTCTATCTGCAAGTAAATCTACAAACCCATTGTCTGTAACCCATTTTAATACTGCTTTTTGTAGTCTTTTGTTTACTTTAAATGCTGGTAACAAGCTAGCACCTTCTCCTTTAACTACACTTCTTGGTATACCTTCTGGAGCTAATAATTGCAATGCTATATTTGTTACCATTTTTTCATCAAAAGATTTTGTGTCTTTGTCTTGTCCCCACTTTCTAAACACTTCACTTAAAAGGTTTTGCTCTTCTAATCCAGCTTCCATCCATATTTCTTTAGCAAAAACAGCAGAGTCTTTAGCTTGGTCTCTTCTCATTCTAAAGCTATAATCTATTTTTTCCATTACAGTTTTTATATCTTCAACAAACTGAGGATGATTTTCTGGAGCCATATAGTTATCCCAGTGTATATCTCTAGTAGTTAAATGCCAAGCATAAGCATTCTTTACATCTTTTGCTTCCATATTCTTAGCAAATAAAGGGTTTTCTAATATAATGTATGTATGACCACCTTCTAGATTTTGAGAGGCATTAGCGTTAACATTAGCATAAAATTGTAAACCGCCAGGTTTACCATACTCTAAGCTCTTAATAAAACTTTCATCTATCTTGTCTGCAAACTTATTAACTCGATATATAACAACATCTCTTTTGCTTCTGTTTTTATAGAACCGATTTCTTCTAGCTTTAATTGGAGCATTTCTTTGGCCAATTTCTTCTATTTTTTGACCTAGCTGATTCATTGATGCTTTTTGTATTGCATTCATGGCTATAACAACACTAGCTAATTCATTCTGCAAAGACTCTATTTTTGTATTGCTTTTGTTTCTATTCATGCTCTTATTATACTCAAGGTTTTGCACTACTTCTCTATGTCTGTTGTTTAAATAAGTATAAGCTACACCTCTATTCTCATGAGCTCTTATGTCTTTACCTAATATATTTTTTAATCCGTACTCAACTTTTCCTTCTTCTATAGATCTATATAAGCTTTCTTCGCCTTCACCTAAAAATCTAAGCATTGTTATGCTATCAATTAAATTCCTTGTATCACCTACTATATCAGATTTTAATCCAGAGCTAGATATATTTTTTTCAGCAAATGTTTGCTTAGAGTTAAATGAGTCAAGTATTTTACCTGAAGCAAATTTATTCATTAGCTCACTTGTTGTTCCTTTATCAAATTCAAAAACTTTGTCAATCACATTTTCTTTTGACCAAAATTTTCCTGCTCTAATATCATTAATTATCTTTTCAACTATGCCTTTTGCATGTAAACCATATCTAGTATCTTTTTTGTCAGCCCCTCCAAAGAATAATTTTGTCAGTGACTCTATTTCACTGGTCATTCCTCTTCTTTGGTATTGCTTAAATAAAGACATAAAGATATGTTTATTACCATTAGATCCTAGTAAGTTGCTCATGTCTCTATAGTGTCTGTTTATATCCCATGGAGTTAGTGATCTTTGTACTCCATTTTCATATATATCGTTAAATAAACTTTGAGCTCTTCGCATTTTAGTAATAACTGCTGTAATAACATCTTGCTGAACAGATCTATCTAATGTTGTTTTTGCATCTATCGTAAATACAGGCTTATAAGGTTTCTTAGTATCGCTAGTATAATGCTCTGGAATTTGATTTTCTTTTGCTAAATCATTTACTTCACCAAACAATACAAACTTTTCTACGCTATTTAAGTCATCAAAAAGCTTTGCAGTACCACCAAAAGGATCTACATTTGTTTGTACAACATTACCATTTCTTTCTATAAACTGAGCTACATTGTTTATATTTTCTCTGCTAGGAACATAATTCATTTTTTCAGATCCCAATGCAGTAAATTTAAAACCTATATTTGATAAAGAAGTTAAAGGTTGGCTAATACCTACAAAGGTACCTATTGCCATTTTTTGACTCTGTCTTCTTGCTACATACTCACTTAATCCGTCTCCAGTAGAGCTACCAAAATCTGATGCACTAGTTGTATTGCCTTGCAAAAATGGATCTACAGGCACAGGATTTCTATCGTACTTTTTATAATCTATTACTATACCACCCATTTCATATGCTTGTCTTGTGTATGACATAGGCAAATTGCTATAAGTATATATATGGTCCATATCAAAATCTCTTTGATGTGTAACAGCAACTTCGTAGTCATTAGTAACAACATGGTTACTGTAATCTGGGTTTAATATATGCTCAACTCTATTTGCAGCAACATCTAAAGACTTTCTAGGTATAGCAACAGTATTAACCATTTGCCCTAAATTTAACTTCTTAACAGCCTTCATTATTCTATCGCTAAATATTCTTTCACCATTAATAAATCCTTCTTGGAGCAGATTAAAGACATCATTATTTGTAGATATCTTACCATTCTCAATTAAGGTTTTAATTTCTTTATATATAAAGTCAAGCTCTTTTGGTTTATTAAATGTTCTAGTTTTAGTTTCACCTTTTAGTCTTGGGTTTTTTACATTGTTTTGACTAGTAATAACATCATATGGATTTATAATATCTGGTCGACCTTTTTCATCAAACCCTATAATATGATCTATACCAGAAATTTTTGCTACTAATCTAACATTTTTAATGTTATTAACTTCCTTTAGACCCCAGTCATAACTTTGAGCTATTCCACCTAATTGAGTTTGTATTCTTATATTATTAATCCTAGTATCAATACCATCAATTTCAGGTAATTCAGATTCCATTCTTCTAAATATAGGCCCAGATAAAGCATCTTTGTTTTCTCCATGCCATATAAAATTAAGGTCTTCAGCTATTAAATAAGAAGAGGTTCCACCATTTTTGTCTTGTGGCCTTCTAATCATATTCATTGCTTGAGTCATAAAGGCTCTATTTATAACATCTTTTATTATAGGATTATCAGTACGCATACCTACGTTTAATAACCCTTCTGCCATACTTTGAGTTTCCGACAATATGCTAACACCTTCTGTAGTGTTTTTATATTCACTTAATCCTCTTGCAATTTCAATCTTTGCATTATCTAACTGCTGCTTAGAGTAGTAAGAAATTTCACCTAGTATATAATCTAGCTGCTGATATTCCATTAAATCTAATGCTGCTCTTGGGTTAGCAAAATTATTTAAAGAATGCATTACACTTACGCCTCTATCTGGATGATTATTTGAACCAATAGATAAAGCATTAATAGGCAGGCTAATAACATTTTTACCACTAGACATATCTAGGGATCTTAATTCACCTTCCCAGTTAGACTTGTCTTTAAATTTTAAAAAGTCAAGTTTATTACCTGCATTATCAACACCCATAAACATTTTAGCAGCACTCTGAGTAGTTAATATATTTAATCCTTTTGATTTAAGAAGTTCAGCCTTTCTTGGACTATACACTAACCATGTCTTCATAGCCACTAGATTGCCTGTTCCTGGATCTTTATAGTATCCAATAGGTTTCCATCCATTAATCTTAGAAGGATCAAATTCTTGCCCAATTCTTGCAGATAAAACCATTGCTAAATCTTCATCTATAAATGTTGCAGCATTAAATGTAGATGCATCTAAACTTTGCATATAGTTTTCATCGCCATCTCTTAGTTCTTGCAACTCTTTTAATTGCTCTTCTAAGTCTTGCTTAGCTAATGGGTCAGTTTCTGCTTTAATTCTATCTTGTAGCTCTTTATCCCTTGCTGTAGAAACAGTCCATGTTGGATCGTTATCAATTTCATCTCCAATTGCAGCAGTCTTTAATCCATTGTCTAGTATGTTTTTACTTGCTGCATATAATCTAGCATTATAGTCTGCATCTCCAGGTCCATTATTGTTATCTGCTTGTCTAGATATATAATCTAATACATTCTCGGAAAATGGATGCATGTTACCACCTTCATACAGCTTAAGTCTCTTATAAAACTTGTCATCAAAAGCTTCTCTTGCTGTTCTATTTGTCATTAAGTCGTTTGTAAATCTATTTTCATAAACATTAGGCAATGCAGTATCCCAATATAAACTTCTAAGCTTTAATACTACACTTTTAGAACTTGTCCCTTCAGAGTTTGCTAATGTTTCCATAGAGTCTCGCCAGTTATTTAGCTTAATTTGCTCTAACCTAACATCTTTTTCACTCATTTTATTTATTTTTTCTTGCCAAACTTGCTCTTTACCAGCTCTCCATGTATTAAACCAATCATTAAGTTTTTGAATGTTATGTGGAGTTTTTTCAAATAAGAATGAATTACCTTCTGAAACCATAATGCTAACTGAATTAGAAGGATTTGGAACGTCTGTAAAATCAACAATAAAATCTGAAGCATCAATTTTATCACCACTAGCAACATCTTTTTGCATATCTTTAGTTGCAGATACCCTTGCTAGCAATGGACGATCAGAAGCTAGTCTTTCATTTAATTCGATTTGTGCTATATGTTTAGACTGTCCATTATCAACAGCAGTTGTTTCTAGTTCAAACAGTTTTAAGATACCAAACGATGCAGCTTCTCTTCTAAAGTCTGATCTTGGACCCCTAATAGTAGGACGAGCAAGATCGTATTCTATCATTCCTTCTGATACTTTACCTACAGGGACTAACTCTGTACCACTTAAATGATCTACAATTAAAATCCAATCCTTTTGAAATGATGATGTAAGCTCTTGAAGTTTAGCCATGTTTTCTTTGTCAGCTAAAGAACCTACAGACTGGGTAATGTTTTCATCTATAATTTTATCTTTTAATGCATCTAATCTAGCTGTATCATTAGAGTCAAGAGCTAAGTTAACTTCATTTAAAATATATTGATCAATAGGCTCACCCATTTTACCAAGCATATTATACTTTTCAATATATGCACCCATCTGTCTTGTTGGAGATGTATAGCTATATCTTTCTATAAATTTAGAAAAGTTACTATGCAAGTCATTATCAAATTCTACTTCTTTATTTAAAAGTTGTGTTTGAGATAATGATTTTTGAAATGATCTTATTACCATCTTAAAATCTTTAAAGCTTCTTGTTGTATTGTATTTATCAACAAGCTCTTCAAGACTTGTCTCGCTAGTTAATTCTATATCTAATTTCTTTGCTAGTTCTTTTCTTAAGCCTTGAAAGGTTTCGTAAGCTTGGACGCTACCTTTACCTTTGCTTTGATATATCATTTGAGTTATAAGGCCATTTAATTCATTGGCAGCATAGCTATCATTAGCCATTAAATATCTAAATGCTTGACCGGGATCATACTGCCTTCCATCTGGGCCTTCAATAAACTCTTGAGAAAGTTGTTCAAAAGTTATCTGACCATCAACAATTTTCTGTATAGATTTTGTTAAGCCATTAAATATTCTCATGTCATTAGACTCAGTAGATACTTTATTTTTTAATGCTTGTAATGCAACTTCAATAGACTCAACCCCTGATGCACCATCTGTATCTGAAAAGTTTTTTAAAGATGTATTTAAATCTTCTACTAAACTGTTTACTATACTCCTGCTAAAATCCATTCTTCCATTTTCATCTACTAGATTTAGTTTTTCTTTAACATTAGCCAATGGTCCATCTATTAGTTTTGCCATTTGCTTTGGTAAAGAGTTCCATATAATGTCAATAGACTGAGGGCTATCTATTCTTCCAACATCTTCTCTAGGAAATGTAATTTCTTCAACATATTTAATTTTACCGTTTCCAGTTCCTATTAAATCAATAATTTGTTGCCATCTTTCTGCTGCTTTAGATGCAACTGTAGGGTCAAATCCACCTTCGTTAATAAGCTGAAGGCGTTTACCTTCTGCGCTCATTATTTGTATTTCTTTAGTGTCTCTATTTATAGCCCACTCATGATCTTCCATTAGCTTTGATATAATGCCAAATTTAGCAGGACTTACTACTTGATTAGACAGCCTTCTTATTTTATAGTCATTAAATCTATCATTAAAACCTGGGTCTAAAATGCTTTCGTTAATTAAACCAGACCTTTCAATTAGGTCTACTGCTCTTGTTATATCTACTAAATCAACACTTTTAACTGCATCACCTTCTTTATCACTTCTACCATCTAAAAATAAATCAGTTAGTATTTCAAATTTAGCAATTGCATCTTGCTGCTTAGTATCAAGAGCATTAACATTAACGTCTTCATCACCTCTTTTAATTCTTATTTGGAGAGATGGATTAGATATTAACCCTCCTTCTACCTTTAGTATATTTTTTAAAGTCTCTACTATTGTTATCTGGTCATTGCTTAATTGATCTATATTGCTCATATTAATATCAAACAAAGCCATAAGATTTTTTCTTGATGAGCCTTCTTCAATATCACCTAATATATGATTATTAAATGGATCAAAGTCAGGTATATCTTCAACGCCTTTACCGTATGCACCTTCTTTTAGCTGCTGTGTAAACTCTTGAACCCTTGCATCTAATCTTGCTCTATTTTCTGCTCCAGAAACACCTTCAAATATAGTTGGATCAAAAGCCTTACTAGCACTTCTTTCAAGCATTCCTAATCTTTCAAACCTGTTTAATACAGCATCTAACCCAGTTAAAAGTATGTTAGGGTCTTTCATCTGATCGAAATTTAAACTAGGTGCAGTTATTTTACCTGATACCTCATCTACATCTATATCTATTAAACCATCTTCTTTTAACTTCTTAAAGAATAATTTATAATTATAAGCACCACCTTCTCCTAATTGTATTGCTATAAAATCTTCTACTTGTGTAGCAGAAAAATCACCAAGATACTTAGGTTTACCTTCTATAGTATCTGTAATTTTAATTTCTTTTAAGTCTGCAAGGAGCTCAACTCTTTGCTCTTTTGTTAAATATCTTAACTCTAACGGATCATAATCGTATGGATTATTTTGTCTAGCTAAATCCATAGTATAGTGTATTTGACGAGCTAACTCTAAGTCACCTTCTGTAAATGGGTTTATTTCAGTTAGTGGCTCACCATTTCTTTTGTTTTCTTCTACTGCTGCTCTTGTGTTTTCTATGATATTATACATTTTACTAGTAGCTGGATTTCTATGTAAACCTCCACCAACCTGTGCATGAAAATCTCCTGCATTTATTTGTGCAACCCTACCTGCTAATGCATCAGTATTTAATCCCATTGCATTAGAAACAGCATACCAGTCTTTTAATGCTGGTGTAGGTTCAGATCCATGATTCCACTGTCCTCTTGTTCTTGTAAAAAATGCTCCCATTGCACTATGATATGCTATTTCTGCATAACTTAAATCGTCAAAGAATTGATCTTTACTTTTCCACCTGTTAGTTCTTGGGTCTCTCATAAACTCTAAGTTATTAACAAATGCACCAAGAGTCATTGCTGGTAAAGCACCTGCAAAATCTTTAGCCCATTCTTTACCGTACTTGGCTATACCTTCACGGCCAGTTACAAACTTTCTCATGTTTTCTAATAACTCAGCAGATTCTTTAGCAGTTAGTTTATCTATTTCAAAGTCATCGTATACATTAATAGACTTTTCTCCAACCTTCCATTTCTTACCAGCCATAAGATTTTTTGTTGTACCGCCACGTAAAGACTTAATAAATGTATGAAGTGTTTGTTTCCCATTTTTGCCTGCAGCTATTTTTGCATAATTAGCACCTCTATATGCATTAATAATACCACTAAGACCTTGCCTAATTGTTAGTTTACCACCAAAGTTAGCAGCTCCTTGTATAGCAGTATCAGCTCCACTAAAGAAAGCTGCGTGTGCCCATGCATTGTATAACTCACTTGGACCAAAGTTTTCTCCTAAAGTAAGTTCACGAGCTTGACCTGCAAGAGTGCTATATAGCCCAAATTGGACAGTTTCTGCTCCAGCCATACCTAACCACTTAACAAAGTTTTTCTTCATCCCTAATGGCATTTTATCAACTCCTAAGAGATTTGACATCCACTTATCTGCATTATTTATATGCTTACCTTCTCTTATACCTTGTTTAAATGTATTTACTATATTGTCTAAATATTTTGCAGACATAGATATATTATTGTCTGAAGCTATTTTAGCTAATCTAGCTCTAGCATTTTGACCTACTGTTTCAATTATTGTTTCAGCAGCTTCACCACCCAAAGATAATTGATTAATTCCAGGCTTTGACACATCGTCATATACAGATTTATTAAGAGCAGTGGTAATGTCATCTACACCTTTTTTAGATAAGCCTTTTTTTAGCTTGGTAGCAGCAGCTTTTTTAGCAGAATCTTGAACAATTTGTTTAGTGCCTTGCCTAGTTGCAAAACCTATTCCTTTGCCTAATGCTGAACCTACAAGCCTAACACCAGTAAAAGGGTTCATCATTCCTGCAAACTCACCAAGACCTGCAGCTACTTTTTCTGTGTTACTTTTTTCTTCCCATGGTTCTGTTTCTGTAAGTCCAGCAACACGACTTAATCCAAAAGTTCCAGACTCAACTGCATGTTGTGTAAATGTAGATACAAAGTCGCCAAGATCAAATCCCTCATCCATTGCATCCATTAAATTTGTTTCTTGATATTCTTGAAGTATTGGATTTATATTAGATATAGGAGCAGGAGAGTGAGAGCTTTGTAGATTACCTAATGATGTATTTCTTTTCTCTCTTTCTTCTCTTTGCTTTTTCAGTATTTCTTCTAAACGACTCATTCTCTATCCTTAATTCTTTAAGTATTGACTTATAGTTTGCACATATCCAGCTATTTCTTGAGGATTATTATTTCTTGTGTATGCCTTTACAAATTTTACTATATCCCCACCTACATTGTCCCATTGTCTTTTAGCTACAAATCTAGAAGCTTTATCCCCTGTTTCTACATCGGGATACATAGCTGTAAAATAAACTTTTTGTACTCCATTTTCAATAACGCTAAACGGCCTACCTTTTGTAGCCCCAAATTTTTCCTTTAATTCAGGAATCCATATATGAGCACCAGGATTATTCATATCTTTAGCCCTTGTTCCACCTGCACTTTCCTGATATTTAACTGCCTCATATACTTTATCAAACTTAGTATTGCCTATTATTGGAGTTTTTTTTTGGAAGTATCAGATACTAAAGGTTGTGATGCTATTTGACTTAATTCATATAAGCCTTTAGCTATTTCACTTGGCATATTAGTTTGAGGATTTACAAATTGTTTGTCGTAATATGACTCTGTTGCTTCAAGGTCTTTACTTATTTCAAACAAAGCTTGTAGCTCTGGATCAATATTAGACTTAGTTCTTTGCATTATTTGCGTTTGACGGCTTTGGATTGCCTTTTTAGGCCATAATTTATTATATATAGTATTAAATTTTTGTTTTTCACGAGCTAAGTATTTAGGGTTTACGCCTTGTTTTTTTATGTTCTTTAACTTTTTTTCATGTTCTTTTTTAGCATCCTTTAAAAAATCAAATACACTCTCATAGTTTTTTGATGGATCCATAAGCTCTACATTACTTAGCTCTTCAATAGTGGCCAGATCTTCGTCAACGGTGCCTTTTTCTATATCTTGTATAGCTTTAAGCTTATCTTTAATGTCAAACTCTAATTCAACTAAATTATCTTTACTAAAATCCGGAGAGTAGTTTTTAATAATAGATTCTATTCCAAGATTTTCAACAGATGTTTTTATGTTGTACTCTTCTGTAATGCCAGGCTTTGATTTTTCTGCATTATTAAGAAATGCAGTTCTTTCTTCTTCAGACATTGAAGGCAATAAGTTAAATAGCTTTTTACCTTTTTCAGTACCACCAAAGTAATTTGAAAATGCACTCATATTATATACCTTCTAATAAATTTTCAGCTTCAATCATTGTAGAGCTCTTTGGAATATTTGAATTTAGTTCACCACTACTACTTGGATTTTGAACAGGAACACTATCCATGGTTGGAGACTGCAATGTTTCTAATCTTCCATATGCGTCAATTGCTTCTTGATTAAAAATACTAAAAGCTCTAGGAGCTAAAGCAGTTAATATTCTCATTTTGTCAAAATCTTCTCCACTCATTCCTCCAAATTGAATCATTCCACCTTCTTTTAATGGAGATGTTTTTAAAACAATTCTAGCATCAGATAGTTCTCTAGCTATAAATTGTTCAGCTTGATCTTGACTTAATGTAATTCCAGCAGAATTATTACCTTGCATAAAATCTTTTACTAATGATTTATATGCTGTTGTTTCTTTTGTAGCGTCACTTATACCTGTTATAGTTTCGCTGTCTTCATCAACATCGTAAAGTGCATCAATTCCTAATGCAACAAAATTTAAAGCAGTTTCTTTAAAGTTCTCTTGTACCTCATCTCTTTGGCCTGCAATTCGCTCTTGAAATACTACTTGACTTTGAAGTTGAGAAAGTTCTTCAGCAGGACTAGGGCCTAATCCAATAAACGATTGTCTGTATTCATTATAATCAGGATCATTAACATCAATTATTTTGCCTGATATATTTTTATCAAAGTAGTCAATATAATCTAATGAGCTTAGTATTTCTGATCCACCAGCAAGATTAGAGGTAACCAAGTCTTTTTTAGACTTCATTAAATTATATTTTCTTTGCTTTTCTTTTACTTGATTTAATTGGTCTGCTACTATACCTTTTCTTAATTTAAGATCATTAAGGTTTTCTTCTGATTGTTTTATTACATCTTGATAAGGGCCTGCAAACTGACTTGCTAATGTTTTTCCAACTGCAGCACCTTCATTAGTTATATTTTCTTCTGAGATATAAGGGCTTATTCCACCTTCAGACAAACTATCTAGTATACTATTCATTCGCTCTTTATCTTTAGCAATCTTTAATTCTAGTCTTTCTTCTTGTTTAGATATATTATTAAGTGCAGCTTCAAATATTTCACTGTTTTCTCGAATTTTAAGCTGTTTTTCTGCAAACTCTCTGTCACCTTGACGTTCTAAAGCTTGAGATAAATACCCTGGAAGACTATCTAAAATTCTATTTATTGATTCTGCTGCTATTGATGTGCTTCTTGCCATATTAATTTACCTTATATTATTATTAACAGCCCCATCCAGGTCCATATTCGCACCAGTAGTATTCTAATCCAGTAGCAACATCCGCTTGATTGTCTGGATTTGACACTGGAGGAAGAGGCGATGGATCAGCTTCTATATCTGGGATTGTAGCACCTGCACCACCTTGAGTATCTTCTCCTTCTACGCCCATACCGTCAAAGATTATTTCTCCTAAAGCTTCTTCTGCAGCACTAGTACCACCTCCTTCGTAAAGTCTCTTAGTAGGATTAGTTCTTAAGAAGTCTGAATATGCATCCCATAACTCATCTATGTATGCTTTACGTCTATCTCTAATATCTTTCATGTGACTTAAAGCAGCAACATTCATTCCTGCCCTTATTCCAGTTAATTTGTCTGCAGTAGCTTCTTCAATATATTCCTGTCCTTGCTGTGACATTCCTGTACTAGCAAAACCAGTTTTTCCTATAAGTTTATCTGTTGATCTTTTCATTGAAAAAGCTTGTGAGCTTATGCTTTCAATTTGCGATAATGACTTATCTAATTTAGCTTGAAGTTGTTTTTTTAAGCTATCTTCAGTAAATAGATCATAATCCTGCAAAGCAAGGGCAGCTGCTTCTCCACCTTCATATTCGCTTAACAACCCTCTAATATTTGGAGTACCTTCATACAAAGTGCTTCTTGGAGCTGTCCCTCCTCCAGCATACTGAAATGAACCTGATTGAGGATTAAAATAAATATCAGGTTGATCTTCTATTGATGGAATATCCATTCCATAATCTATATTAAAAGGATCTATTGCCATTAAGTATCCATCCAATTTTCGACACTACTATTAAAATCTTGAGGAAGTACACATTCATCTGTAGATGCATCATAATAACCGCCTTGCTCATAGCAGTTTTTACTTTTCTCAGAAACATCTTCTGTTGGCATCATATCTTCTGATGGGCTTGTAGATAGCCATGTACTATAAGCATCCCAAATTTCTTCTTGATAACCTTTTCTTTCTGCCTGTATATCTGTAGACAGCCTTTCTCTTCTTAGCTGCATATCTCCATAAATATCTTTTCTTTTAGATGCTGTTTGTCTTTCCAAGTCACTCATTGCAAAGTTAGCTCCACCACTACCAGCAAATCCAGCTTTCCCATAAGAAGACCTAACCTTAATGCCTTCACCTATTTGGTCTCTTTGTAAATTTTTTAATCCACTAACCATGCTCCTAAAGTCTTCTCTATATCCAGACCTTAATAATTCTTCGTTATATGGATCATATGCATCAGGTCTTATGGTCGAAGAGCCCATTAAATTACCAATATGCATATATTGAGTGTATAAATCATCATACGTTATTGAATTATCATTAAAAGAATCAAAGTTTGGAGCATTATAACTTGCCATATTACTTCCTTAAGATTGAATATAGTGATTTATTGTTTTCTGGACCAAAACCAAACAACTGCTGATAAATACTATTATCACCCTTTGGCATTTTTAAACCAGAAAATAAAAATGAACTATAAGCATCTGAGCCTGACTGTAAATATTGTGACATATCAAATCCTTCACCTTCAGCTTTAAGAGTATCAGATACCTCTAGTCTGTCTGCAGCTCTATATTTATAATCTGAAGGATCTAATGAAGCGGATAAACTTTCCATGCTTTCCCTTTGTCCTAAAGCTCCTCTTTCTCCAACTTCACTTCCAATTCTACTTCCTATTCCTGATAATGCAGCAAGGGTTAATGGGGCCATTGGACCTGTAAAAACACTAATAAGAGCAGGAAGACCTATAGCTCCTATTAACCTCCCTACAGCTGCATCTTGACTCTTTTGTCTCATTTGAGAACGAATACTATTTGCATCCCTTCCAAACCTAAGATCTTCACCATATAAATCTTGTTGTAGTTCAGCTTTAAATTGTGCTTGACTCATAGTTTTTCTCCTTAGAAATCCTTGTAATATAATTCTTCTTTATTAAACTTTCCAACATTTAACTTGTTACATCCCATTTAAAAACTAATGTAGTGTTTGTGTCATAGGGTATATTAGCAGGTGTCCAAAGAAATGAATAAATTCTTCCTTTAGTAATTGGTATTGGGAAAAACCCTAGGCCTGGTGATGTTAAATCATATTCTGTATATGTATCATCAGGTATAGATAGGCTCGATAAATCTTTTCTATAAATCTGTGTACCAGGGATCTCTACGCCATCTGAAGACTCCATTACCCTAAAGGTCATTGTTCCAGAGCCAGTTCCTTGTCCTGCTTCACTTCTAAAAGCAAATTTTTCTAATGTACCATTAAAAGGTGCTATCATAGCAATATATTCATTTTGACTAGTAGCAGATGTTCTTTCAATAATGTAGCCTGCAATAGGTAAATACACCATACTAGTTACACTTGAATAAAAATTGCAAATTTTAGTTTCATAATGATACTTACCAATTCCAACTATATCTGTACCTGCATCATCTGTAAATGCTAGAAGATTAGGACTAGAATTTTGGACCCATAGTTGACCAATCGAAGCAACATCTGCATCAGCTGAAGCTGTTTCTTTAAATTTAATTTGACCACTATTAACTTGTATCTCTCCAGAAATATTAGTAACTGATGAAAATCCTTTACCTATAGTAACATCTACTTCTCCTGTTGTAGATCCACCAGTCAATATAATGCCATCGTTTAAACTACCATTATGAGTTGCTACCTGTATAGCAATTTGTCCAGATTCTTGGCCATCAGTTGCTTCAGCTATACGGCCTTTTATTAATCCGTATTGTTGAGCATTACCGCCATCGTCTTCTCCATCAAATGATATATTCCCTAAAACATCATAATCAGCCCCTACATTGCCTCCTCCGGCCTTTTCATTGCTTAGCTTAATGGTAGGTCCAGTTGCATCATTTGTTGTGTTTTTAAGGTGCAATACAGGATCCTCAGTAGTACCACTTCTTATAAGATATTCTGCTATTTCTTGAGACTCCATTGTATTAGTAGTAGATTCTACAAAATGCAACATAGATTGATTGCCAACGGTAATTGTTAGTTCATCGTCTCCATTAGATGAGATATGTGTATCTCCAGCCGTTGATCCATATGCGTTTGATAAAACAAATTTATAACCTTCTATAATAGACTTGTAGCTATCAGTACCAGCAATTATTCTAGAGCTACTTCCATTGTAATCAAGAACAAGTATAGGTCTATTCCCTGCAGTAAAATTAATAAAGTCTCTATTAAAATTATTTCCTAATGAAGATGATGTATTTACATTTCCAGACTGAATATAGTTTTCTCCAGTAATTCCATTCTTACTGTTTATGCCATCAAGAAATATTTTTGACCCTGCTCTTGCTCCTATTGTATTTTGAGAGTTACCTTCGACCGTACCTGGTAAAGTTCCAATAGGTTTAAATTTACCACCTTTATTTGAAGGATTAAAAGATTCTAATTGAGATATTTGATACCAAAAGTTTCCATACTTAACAAATAAAAACAACCCAGTACCTATAGCTCTTATAGTCATATCACCATCTGAGCCTTCATTATTTTTTGGCAACCCTACACCGGTAGTAGTCTTAAAAGCTTTTGTTCTATGTAGATGATCGTATTTTGGCATTATCTATTTAAATCCCTAATACATATGTTTATGTCATTAACTACAAAGCTGCTTATAGCATAGTCCCCAAAATTTTCTGAAAGAGGATTAATATGCAACGCTAATGTTTTAGCTTTTTTTGTAGACTTATTTTGAGAGAAGTAATATCTTCTTGTTACAAATATATTGTTAGTATTATGCAAACCTGTAAAATTAGGATTATTGTTTAAGTCTTCTTTGCTTGTATAAAGAGACATTAAATTATTAGTATTTCCGTTTAATGATGCTTGAAATTGCAATACCATAGGATCGTCAGCAATCTCATCAAAATCTCTTAATTGGCATTTATAACTAATATCTACATAATATAAAACTTTAGTTGTTCCTGGGCTACCAAAATCAAATTCTTTTGTTTCTAAAGATATTTCATGACTACTTACATCTAATAAATTTTGATACCCAGGGTCATTTACAAACTCATTAACATTTACTGATTGAGTTAATTCTATATTTCCATCTATAGCATTTGGGTTATTTATTTCATTCCTAAGCCCTGTTATTACAATATTTGAAAATTTAGCTGTAGGGTATGCACTGCTGTTAATTAAATGATCATTAGAGTCTGTAGGAGTAGTGTCGTTATATGTATTATCTCCAGTTATTAATGTTCCGCTTGAAAGATTTCCGTCTGTTCCACCACCTTTAATCATAGTTTTTGTTTTATCTATTTCAAACCATGTATATCCAACATCAGAACCTCCAGATTTATCTTTATTAAAATCATATATAGTCTTAATAAAGAAGGCAAAATCTAAAGTGCTCCACTCTATATAGTCACCTACACTAATTCCTTCTGATGCTAAATCTAATGCTACTCTAACTAATGCTCCATTGTCAGTTCCATCATTACCTATAAACCATCTAATAGTATTGTCATATGAAGGCTGTGCTATTGTGCTCCATGAAACTCCATCTTGAAAACTTGTATTGTTATTAAATGCAGTTAATGCTCCTGCTGTAGCATCCATTATATAATCATTTGCAGTAACAGTATAAGAAACAGTATCAGTTGTTCCTCCATGATCTGTTGCAGTAATAGATATAATGCTTGAAGGTAGTACAGTTCCTCCCCATCTTGGGTTTAATGATACTTTTTTAGCAACATTAGCTAGTCCTGTTTTTTCAGAGTTATCTATAGCCCCTAAAGAACCTCCACCTTCAAATGACTCTCTTGTAAAAGTAACGTCACTTTGAGAACCGTAAGTTTTAACATTGTCCCATCTGTTAATAATATTATCAGAAAGACTGCCAGTATCAAGTTGATCTGATCTTTTAAATTTAATAATAGTTACATGAGAACCAGGGACATTAATATTCATTCCTGAATGCCCTCCAAACCCGTCAGTCCTAGAAATAATATCTACATTGCTTACAGTACAGTTTCTTAATACATTTCCAGATGTTCCATGAATTGTATTAAAATTATTGTTTTCCATTTTATAACTATCACCTTCTGCAAAATAGTCAGTATAATCACCAATCATTGTTATAACTATTAAGTCACTGTCTGTATCACTATTATTACTTTGTAAATTCCTAAATACTACAGAGGGAGCAAAAGCTTCATTTTTATCAGGTCCACTGTTTCCAAGAGCAGAATTATCAGAACCTACAGGACCAGAAGGAGATATTAATGAGCCGCTAGTTAAAGGCGATCCATCACTATAAAGAGGATTTTCACTAACATACTCTATTAAAAAGCGACCGTCAAGTTTTACTCCATATAAATACCCATAAGGACTAGTTTCACTGCCACCAAAAACGCCACTATTTCCTATTGTAATAGCACCTCCAGTAAAACTTCCAAGATTTATATTTTCAGTACTGCTTGAAAACTTCCAAGATGCATAGCTTTCTCTTATGCTATTATCACCTGTTGTAGAGCCATTAGTATAAACAGAGTTAGTTCTAATACTATATGGCATATTAAAAGGGTTGCCTTGTTCATAAAAATTTTCACCTTCAAAAGTTAGAATATTATCTACATTATATCCAGGATCTGCTGGAAAACTATCAAGAATAACAGGCTTAAGACTTGTGTGCAATGCAACTAAAGATAAGTCTAAAATATTTTCTGTTCTAGGTCCCTGGTTCCAAGGCAAATCGTCAGCCCCAGTATTATATCGTAGTGCAGTAGCGTCTATTTTAAGCCTATAAATAGTGTTATCAACAAGAAAAGTTTGTGCTTGAAAATGCACTTCATAGTTTGGTAAAGTAGTACTTCCTTCCCCTGTTGATTTTTGACTTATAGTTATAGTATTGTCATCTGTAATAGTTCCTGTTTGAGTAAGATCTTGACCGCTATAGTTCATTACTGTTGAAGGATCAGCATTAGTATGATCTGTAGATATTAAATGAGCTGGCCTTGTAATAATTATATTCCCAGAAGAATCTTCTTGTACAATAAACGATTTTCTATTGTTCTGATAATAATCATATACATTATTAATTTTATGTATAATTCTTTGTTTTAACGTTGCTGCATTTTCATCATTAATTGTATCATTTGTAAAGTCTGCTAAAACTTGAGTAGTAGAGCCATTTGTCCCTAAGGTATATTTTAAATTTGTAGTAGTTAAATTATCTCCCGATAAATTAGTAATTTTCCATCTTGCATCTATTCCAGGAATAGACTCTCTTGAGGTTCTCCTAGAGAAAAAACTTTCTAAAACACTTTGGCTAATATATAAGCATGAATTATCATAATTAGATATTACATTCGACTTAGGCTTTCCAGTAACTTTATTTTTTCCATAGGTCCATGACTTAGTTTTTAAGTCAAATATCAAAATATGACCTAAGTCTTGAGATGTTGTAGGGTCTTGGAATACAACTAACTGCTTTAAGAGTGGAATATATCCAATCATTCCAGAAGTTCCTATAAACTCACTCCAGCTTGAAAATATGCCAAATTGAGTTTCGTCTGCTGCAGCTCCAAATAATATATTTTCAGAGATAGTAGATATACCATTTTCACTATATATATAACATCCACTAGGATTAACCCATGCAATTCCAATATCAGTCTCAACAACTTGATAACCTGAATTTACACCTAAGTATTTATATTGATTTTCTAAATATTCAATATCTTCTGAAATATTAATAATATATAAATTGCCTTCTTTAAACTGAAGCAGTCTACCATTATATGCTGCTAAATGAGTTATTGACTCACCATCATTAACTGCAACGTCTATAAAATTTTCTTCTGGGAATACATCAAATTGATTTACAGGGCTTTTAATCATTCTATCTAGTTTAGCTGCTGTAGACACTATTGAGGTTTCTTTTGCACAATTCCCATCTGCATTTATTGTACCTGTACCAAATTCATATTGTTTAACGCCACCTATATAAGCTCTTCTATTTGCAACAACTATTGATTTATATTTTGCAGCTATAGATTTAGATTCATTACTGTATCCGTTTCTAATTTCAAATGTGATTGCAGGAAGAGTACTAATTATTAATCCTGCATTAGATTGGCCGTCAAGAGTAGAAGAAGTCCCTCCTGCAACATAAACATCATTTGAATGAGTTATACCACTAGATTCAATTCTATCTCCAGCATGAGATTCAAAGTAAGATAAATCTTCACTGCTAGATCCCCAATGCCAATATGCTAAAAATAAAGGATCATCAAACTTTCCATCGTCATCACCAGTCCAGTATAAATTAATACCAGCTAATCTTCTATCAAATCCTGCAGTATCACTATCTATTGATGCAAATAATTTAAATGCCATTGGTGTGTTGTCATTCATATTACTGGTAGTAAAATCATGAGCAAAACTTGTTACTTGAGATTCTTGATTGTTATCATATTGAAATGAAATTCCAAAACTATATGTTCCTGTAGTCCATTCACCTGTATCTTCATCATTAGCATTATCTGTACAAGCTACGGTAAGGCTAATACTTCCTGCAGCTCCTGACTCTAAAGCACTTTGAGGAGAAGTTCCATACTCTAAGCTATTGCTGCTACTAGAATATAACTGATGGCTAATTAAGCCACTGCTATGAACACTTGGTGGAAATATATATGATCGAGATGCTATCCAGTCTCCTTGGCCATTAGTAGCAGTATGTGAGCTTACTGTATCATCATATGAATCAGGAATCTGTATTCTGTCACTTGCAGATGCTAAATGTTGAAACCAACATTTCCGTATATATGAATATGATTTTGTGTAGTCAAATACCGTTTGGTCAAAGTTAATATTAGAAACTTTTAACTGCCCATCAATAAAAATAAAAATAGGACTAGGATTTTGTGTAGTTGAAGCACTAGTGTTCTTTAAGTCAATTTCATTTGAAACTGTTGCATATGTACCTGTACTTGTTTGATTGATTATGCCAATTTTAGTATCTTGTTGTACTGCAAGCATTTTTGATGGTATATCAAAATTATCAGAAACATTAAAGTCAGAATTAAAGGCAAACAATCCATAACCTGGAGTTATAGATCCACTTATATCATCAACGCTATCTAAGGTTCTATGGATTGATTCAGCTCCCATTTGTCTTATTTGACCAGGAACATCAAACATTAACCCAGTTGCATTAGATACTCCTCCTTCAGGAATATCTTTTTTGTCTACTGAGTTAATTATACCTTTTTCAAACTTACCTACTTGTAGTGTCTTTTTTGGCACGTTTATGCTTTCCTTTTTTCTTTACATATGAATACTTTAAATCATTGTATGTTTCATCTTTATTCTTTTCCCAGTTACGAACACTTATCTTCATTATAAAGCTTTTTTAATTGCAGCTTTAATTACACCTTCTACTGTATCATATAAAGCATTCATCATTTTTTCTTCAGTTTCTTCTGATATAAAAGGTATGTCTACATTTTTATTTAATGCGTCAACTACTTCTTTTTGTAGTTCATCACCAAATACTTCATCTATAACTTGATCACCTAAGTTTCCAAAGATTCCCATTACTACTCCTTACTTTTATTTGTTTTGTTTTTTAGGCCATTACCAGATAATGCCTGTACTATTTCTACTAAAGACTCATAAGAAGATCTCATATCTGCAAGACTTTCTTTTATGTCTATTTGTAATTCTTTTTGTTGGGATATTAATGTTACTATAATAGCTTCTAGTCTATTTTGAGATTCTTGCAAATCATCCATAAAAAACTTTTGTATGAATTGTGTTTGCTTCCATATAAACCACATAGATGCACCAGCAACAGATACTGGTACTCCTAGCTTTTCTATTATATCAATAAATCCCATTTCCATTAGTTACCATCCAATACTTCTCCCCATAAAGAGGTCTTTCCGTTAATAATCTCTACTATTTCTACCTTATAGTCTCCGTCACTATAAAAGTCTATAATAGCAAATGCATGATTCCAATTAGTAAGCCTTCCGCTTAACCAATCTTCATCTTCTTCTATATCTTTTAAACAACCTAAACTCCATGCATTTATTGTACCACTAGCATGTGTTTTAGTATGTCTTTGCAAATCATGTGTATGTCCATACATTATGCTTTCACCATACACATCTAAATGTTTATAAGAATGATACTTAGATGTAAACTTACCATGTGTAAAGTTAAGTCCATTAATTTTTAAAGTTCTTTTTCTGTTATATGGATGAAATTCATATCCACGTTCTTCTAAAAACAATGCATTTTCAGTTAGATAATGCTCAAGATAAGGATATCTAGTTACAAATTTATCTAACCATACTTCATGATTTCCTTGAACAAAATGTCTTTCTTTGCAACCCGCTTTATCTAAAGACCTATCTATTTGGTCCATACCTTTATTTACATCTTCTATATCTTGATCTAATAAAGGTATTAAATCTTCCATTGGCTTAGCATTTCTACCTTTCCAGTAATGAGTGCTAAAATGTTGCCATTCTCCAGTATCACCTAAATCAATATATATATCAGGTTTTACTATTTCTATTGCTTTGCATACTACTTTTATAGCTGCTTTATCCTCTAAAGGAAAATGCTTATCTGGCGTTACAATTGCCCTTTTAACAGCACTTTTTTTCTTTCTAGGCATATTCTCTCCTATTTAGATAATTTCTTGATTTTGAGCCATATATAGATTATATTCATTATAATCAGCACAACTCCTAATGCTTCAGGTACTAGCTCCCATATATTTACTAGTATAGTTCCTGTACTACTACCTATTGCTTTTAATGAATCATTCACCTTTAAATGTTCCACTTGCTACTAATGTCTGAGCTTCAGCCTTTGTAAGTACACTATTATTAGGATATGCCAGTGAGGCTCCTAAAGCTATGATAGCGGACATTTCTCCTGTGAGCATAGAGAATGCTCCTTTTACAATAATATAAGCTCCATCATGCGATTCTACTGGTATTCCTAATTTTCCAGCAAATGCACACTCTTTCCATGTTGGAGTTGTATTTACTGATGATCCAGTAACTTCACCATTATCATCATAAGTATATGTAGTAATTTTTAGCTGATCACTAAGAGCACTTGGTATTGCACTTTCATATGTTGCTTTGTTTAAGCATATATACATTTCATAAGCCATTAGTTTGTATGTCTCCTTTTGCCTGCTTGATAATTTCTTTTTACTTGAGATTGAGATAATTCAGTTCCATTATATATTGAAAGATCATCTATAGTTCCTCTAAATGAATAAACAGTATCTCTATTACCTAAATAACGATATGAAAAATTTTGAGAAACTGTTTCTGTATCTTCTGCTGCTCCTCCGTTTAATACCCCATCAATATAGCATTTAGTGACATTGCTTGAATTTCTAACTAATGCAATATGAAACCATCGATCAACAGATAATGTGCCAATATTAAAGCTGTGTTCTACGCTCTGAGCAGCTAATTTAATTACTCCACTAGAAAGAATAGATATGTAATTATTAGAAGCACTGCCCATAAAATAATTTAGAGATAAATCAGAAGGCTTTAACCAACCAGTTACACTAAATGCAGTGCCAGCATTAATTGTTGTAGTAGAACCTAAATCTATAAAACTTTGATAGCTTGTATCAGCAGGAGCAGATAATCCATTAGATCTAATTTTATTCATATCAAAACCATGAATATCTTTTCGCCCAGTATGTTCAGGCAATACTAAATATTCAGATGCACTTGAAGGAGTCCCGTGATTATTTTCTCCTGATAGATCAGTCCAAACTGCTTTATTATTGTTTCTCCAATATCCTTTTAAATTTGAGCTAAGAGTATGATCTTTTGCATACAAAGCTTCTCCATTGTTATATAATTCTTGTACATATTTTTCTGACATAGCAGTATCCCAGTAAGATACTTCAGTAATAACTCCATTAAAATAATCTGAACCATGTCTGCCAATATATGAAGTTACACTATCAGCACTTGTATTGCCTCCTCCAGTTCCAGAATCAACTAATACGCCATCTAAATATAAACTATTTGTATTATTTGGACTGCCGTTAGCTGATGTAAACACAACATGATGCCATTTGCCAAATAGGCTAGGAACTGTTACAGTAGTAGATCCAACTCCTTGATCTGGATACATTTTAATACTTGTATCACTTTGAGCCCTAAGATGTAAATCTCCAAATAATATAATAGGACTAACTGCCGTTGAGCTTCCATCTACTAAATAAATCCACGCTGATAAAGTAGTACTTTCATTAGCTCCTACTGATTGGCTGCCTAAACTAACATGATCAGCATGACCATCCATCCATAGCAATTCATTAAACGATTGAAAACCTAGTTGAGGTATAACAGGCTGCGAATCTGCATCTGACCATCCTGTAGCAAATCCTACTTTTTTAACAGTTATATTTTTTATTTCTCCTGAAAAAGAATCTACTCCATCAAAGTATATATAAGATCCTGCCATACCAGAAACAGTAACCGCTTCTGTATATGTTCCATCTGCATCTCTTGTAATTCCATTATTAGAACCACCTACAATCATTCTAACGCTCCCACCAGAACGATTAGCAACAGTAAATGTTACACTAATTTGGTCTCCATTAACAAATGAAGTTGTAGTAGTAGCTCTAATATTATCTGTTGCATTAGAAGCTAATAGTCTTTCATTTGCTGAATCCGCTATCCATCCTGTTCCTGCTGTCCAATCACTATTGTCATCTACAGGATTACCTTTTAATAAAAGATCATCTCCAAAAAATGAAGAAACTCCATGATTTTTAAGATTAATAGCCTTAAGGGATATATTAGATATAGTTCCTACAAATCCATTTTCATTAATTTGTAAATTAGTTGCACCGCTATTTTTGCCTGAACCTAAATATACTGTATGATCTCCATCTGTAGATGGGAGACTTACTGTTCCAAAAGCAGAATTTCCACCTGATACTCTTAAGTTTGCACCTCCACTAACTGTTGCATTACTAATTGTATATGTTAATGCGTAAGTATAAGATGAAGATGATGTTATAGCAGTTTGAACAATCCAACTACTATCTGCACTAGGACTTGTAACAGAAAAAGAACCATTTCCGTTTGCAACCCAGTCTATTGTTCCAGAGCCAGAAAAAGTCCAGGCATTATTGTCAATTAGCTCAGGACCCAACCCAGTATTAGACCCATCAAATACGTAAGATTGCTCTCCTTTATGGCCACCTTGCATAGGATACCATAGCTTTAAATTTTCATAAGGTAAATTAACTAAAGTTTCTCGATTCGCATAAGCATAAGCAACATCATCTGCAGACCATTCTTTATTCCATACTTGGAAGTTGCACATTTGACCAGAAAATAAATTTGCGCCTACTGCACCATAATTTCCTACTCTTGCAAGTCTACCAGTACTAGCATTTATTGCTCCTCTGTATGCACTAGATGATGACCCAGCTAATACTCCATCTATATAAATGTTAGACAAAGTATTTTGCTCATAAGTAACAACAACATAATGCCAATCCCCATCATCTGACCATGTAACATTATAACTAATATCGTTTTGAGCTGTATCAAGATAAAAATGTAAAGTTGTATCATCAGTAAATCTTAAATAAGTGCCACCACTATTATATCCTGTAATTGCACCATCTGTACTAGCATGTGCTCCTACATCTTTTTTAATCCAAGCAGATATAGTTAATTCTGTTTCTCCACCCATAATTGGATCAAAAGATATTTCGTCACTTACTCCATCAAACTCTAATGCTTGACCTGTATAAGATTTTACATGATGAACAGATATATTAGATATAGTTCCTGTAAAATCACTTGCATATAAATAAGAAGCAGCTGCTCCTGCAGTGTATTTAATATAATATCTATAAGTACCATTTCCTCTAGCCTTAAGTCCTTCAGGAGCTTGTGTATTCCCTATACTAATATTAAATTTGTCATTTATTCCATCTCCATTATAATCACTTACAGTAAATTCAACTCGATAAATTTGATCTGCAATGTAGCCTCTACTTGTATATGCAGTTTGAAGCCCAGAGGATCCACAAGATTCAAAAACAATAGTATCTCCTACCAAATTTCTTGTTCCTGTCATACCAGCATCGTTTTCTGTAAGATCAGTCATATCAGGTACTAAATTTGGAGAAAGCAATATGTCATCAGGCGTACTAAAAGAAGCATTAACAGTTCTGCCAGTAGATATAACTCCTGGTAAAGATATAGCTTTTTTGCTAACAGTAGTTCCTAATCCTAATTTAGGCATAGCTTAACCTAAATATAAAAGTGCAGTGCCAGATGATAAATCTACTGCTGTAAATCTACCATATATAGTACTGCCAGCAGGAATAGTAAGAGTGCTTAATGCGTTACCATTAGTTCCAGGTCCTGCAGCACTAGGACTTACATATTGACCGCTTTCTGTAGTAGTATCTGTAGTCAAAACAGCATCATCACCTAATGTTTGTATAGCTACTACAACTGAACCTGTAGGGGGAGTATAAGTGTTTGTATCACTTATATATGCTGTTCCTGCTTGACCCATACTAACATTCTGGGCCTCTTGTACTGTATATCCTTGTATTCCACCTTTTTTTGCCATGTTAACCTCCTGCCCTAAGCACTGGCTGTGCGTGAATGGGCTTGTTTATTATTATCTTATTGCGTGGTTACCAGTCATCATAACTCTTGGTCCTGGTACCTTACTATTTTCATGCTTTTCTACCATTTTTCTAAATTGATTCATAAAATATTCTTTTGCATCAATTTCCATTTGATCTTCTGCTACCTTAGCTTTTACATAATATACTAATGCTTTAGATAGGTAGGGCGGCACATCTATTTCAGATGACTCGTCTGTTAATACTGAAACATCGTGATATATAGTTCCAGTTAAACCAGTAACTGTACTGCCATTGTATCTTGTTTTTGTAAGAATAGTATCTGTTGTAGAAGTTTCATTAACTTGGTGCAATCCATCAATTTTATTAGAGCCTTTAATTAATATCCATTCATCTTGAGCTACTGAAGTAACTGCATTAGTAAGATGTAAAAATCCTCCAAGCTCTTCGTACCCAGTTAAACTAGCTGTGTCGCTTGCATCATTAATTATATAATTAGGACTATATGCATATTCTATTTCTATGCCATCTGTTACCGAACTTAAAGGAGATTTTACAACTGTAGTCCCTGAAGGAATATCATCTGTTATTCCGTCTCCAGCAGTTCCAGAAAAAGTATAATTTAATCCATCAGTAGTACTAAAATCTTTTTCAAGTAGTGAAAGTTTATTGCCTTTAATTTGATAAGTATATTCTTTTCTAGATGCCATCTGCGTCCTTATTATTTGGGTTACCTATAGCTCTTGGTATAGATCTATATTCATCTTTTGAATTTAAATGGTTTTTACATCTAACATCTAATAACTTTACCATATCATTAGGCAACTCATAAAATCTTTTATCTTTTTCTATATCAATTCTTGCTGTTGTAATATGCGTTTCTGCTAATATATTGATTTCTTCTAAACCATCTTTAATGTATGCAATAGCGCGACCTGTTTGCAGCATACCAACTCTTTCCATTAATTCTTGAACTGTCATTATCTCCTTCTTTCTGTTTGAGGTTCGGGAGTATTAATATTAAAAGCCATCATGTATTCTTGCTTTAATGATTGAGCTCTTCCTTGATACCATTGGTATTCTGCTAAAAATTGTTGCATTTCTCCACTTAGTGTTTGAGCTCTAGTTGCAGCTAGCTCTAAATCTTCTTCTGTTTCAATTGCAGTTTTTATAAACTTCCAATCATCACTATCTGTACTACTGCTATAAGATGGTATACTATCATGCATATCTGCCATTTTTACTTCTATACATTTTATAGCTGCATATATAACTACTAAATAAACTTTATTATCATCAAAATATCCTATATCACTATGTGAGTGTACTAAATCTGCACCTGATTTATTTACAGGAATATTATTAACATAGTAGACTTTAAATCCATCATCACTACCATCTGGTACAGGATAAACATTTACAGCATTATTATCTCCAATTATATATACTGGATTAAATTTAGAGGCAAACTCTAAACTAGTGCTATCTACCACTCTAGACTCTAATGCCACAGGGACCTGCCTACAAGGCCTCCAAGCTGTACTGCCATCAGAAGATCCATCTGCATTAGCTTCTCTCAATACACTTAAAATCTTTGCTCCATTTACAAAAAATGAATTATTTGAACTTTGAGTAGAAGAAACTCTTTGAAATGATTGTATCTCTCCAGGCATAGCAGCAATACATTTTTCAGTTACATCAATAACACCATCTTTTAAAAATTGATCTAATTCAGAATCTGTAGGAGTTGTACTTCCACTTAAAGTAGCCCCTATATTTGTTAATGCGTGTACCTGTGCTTCAAATGTTGCCATATAATCCTTTTAATAAAACCCGCCCCCTCTCCTGGGGAGAGAATATCCACAGGTGAGAGGGAACAGGTTTAGTTTACTTGCTATATTAGATCTCTAGCTAGCAGGGGTTACGTATTCATAACCACTATGACTAGATGGAGCTTCTATATACCAAACAGTTACATCAACTTTACCAGCTGTTGCAGTTGCAGTACCAACAATACTATCAAAAGTATCATTAGCAGTTAGCAATAGCGGAGCTGCATCAGCAGCATTTGCTGGGCCTATTGGATAGTCAACTACTGCAGTTGCTTTAGCTACCTGTGCACTCAACATAGTTGTGCCTGAAAAGCCTAACTGTATTGTTGCTGAGCCACCTGAAGTCATTGCTTCAGTTACTACTGCAGAAAAGCCGAGGATCATATCACCTTTATTAAACGATTCTGTAGTAGCTGTATTAGCCTCTTGTATACCAAAGTCAATTGAGAACTGTTTCATTTTAAGTTGAGATGCATCATTAGTAGCAGCATCAAACTTATTTTGTCCGTACATTGGATTTGCCATATTAAGCCTCCTTATACCCAGATAGCATGTGACTCAGGCATTGATAGCTCAAGTCCAGCTTCTGTTAAGATTA